CCTATTTTATCTCCTGCACCACCTGTAGCATTATTTGTTGATCCCTTTCTTGTATCATAAAATTCTAAATTAGCACTCGTATCAAGACTAATTAATGGTGTTCCTGCTGCACGATTTACTTGAAAAAGATTACCAAGTCTAAATGGGACAGATGAGTTTTCAATTGTTTTTTTATCTCTTGGTTTTTTTAAATCTAATACTGTTGTTACCGGTCTCTCAATATCATAACCCCTTACATATGCTTTTCCGGGAGATACCTTTAATGCTAATAAATCATCTGATGGGGTTTTACCTTGATCTGTCAACTCATCATCTGTAAATATTCCCTCATTGGAGATACCATCATTTAATGACTCAAACGCTTCTAATTGAAAATTTTTAAGAGAATAATTTCCTGATTCCTCAAAAGTTCTCTTCGCAAAATAATCTCTGATTAATGAGTATTGAGTTGTATTTTGTAATTTTTTAATTGCACCATCATCAAGACGAATTAACTCAATAAAGTTTTTATCATTAAAATCTGTAAGTCCTTTTTTAGTTAAAGTCGTAGAAATTTTTAATCTATCAGCACCCGGAGCTGCAAAGTTTGAAAATCCTCTAGCATTATCATTTAATGATGAGTCTGAATCTGCTGATACTAATTCTTCCTGTACAAATAAACCAACTCTATAAGATGGACTATTTGTGTATGGATCTAATACAATCTTATCTGCTGATACATTTACAAAACATCCTCTTATAAAAAACGTACCGTTTGCAATTGATACTGCAGATCCTGTAGCAGTAGCATCTGTTTGAATAAGAGTTGCAACAGAATCTCCTGAATTTATTGGTGTATTACCATATACAAATCCCTCATCAACTAATAAATCCTCACCATCTTCTAAAAATGAAACAGTATTATTGTTTCCAGAATCCAAATACTTAATGAAAAATGTAAGGTCTGTGATTCCTGTAGAATCATTTGGTAAAGAATAATTATCAACAAGAACTTTTATGCCACTACTAGCCCCTGTTAAAATTTTACCTTTTAGACTTTCAACGTAAACTGAAACTGCTGTTCCTAAATGAATTGAATCTAATTTAACTGAAAAATATTCTGGATCATACTGTATATTACCGGGGATCACCATTGATCCCTCTTTAAACATATGACTACCAAAAGATTCAATCTGATCTTGTAAAATAGATTGAAGTGTAGTTAATTCTCTTGCCTGAACGGGTTTTCCCGGATTGAACAAGACTCTATAAAAATTATTATCCTTGTTAAAATCGTCGTAATAAGGACTTATATTTAAATTCGTTTTTTGTGGCATTTTTTAGAATTCCAGAATGATTTTTATGTCTTCTTTTTGTCTAGAGTCTCTTTTAATAGTCGCCCTATTATCAATGTATAATATTGTACCTGACCCTTTATTTATTTCAGGAGATGCAAGACCATTTGTGAAGGTCACTCCCAGATCAACATTTTTAGTTCCAACAGTTGCAATACCAGCACTAAAAGTTGTCTCAATCGCTGCACTAAAACCATCAGATGTGACTGAATTAGGACTTGATTCAAATGCAAGCACTTTTCCTCGTGAATCGACATCATCATAATCTGTCTGATCTATGACAGCAGAGTTTGTTGGGTCAAAATACAATGATCTGTCTTGAATATATTTCAAAACCTTTGTTTCTTTATCCCATGATGCAACGTAACCATAAGCTGTTCCCCCAGTTACGGGTTGTTGAACAACTTTACCAACGGTTGGGTTTTGAGTGGTTGTGCTTGGAAATTTAATCGCACTCATTGATGAATAAGAATCATTGAAGTAAACTGACGTTGTTCCAATTGATGTTGGATTTTTCACCAGTGTTACTTGTGCAAACTGAGTATCGACTGGAAAATCTTTGTTATCACCACCAAATCTTGCATAACAAAGAACTCTATCAGTTCCTAATTCTTCGTAAATATTGAATCCATGACCTTTTGATGGAGGTATAATAGGAATTAATTTAGCATGGTCTGTAACATTATCATTTATTTTACCAAGATCAACAATTCCATATGTGTAACCTTTACCACCAGATGATACGATTGCATTGGTAATTTTACCACCTACAACATCAACTACAACTTTTCCACCAGTTCCATCTCCAAGAATATCAACCTCTTGCCCTAAACCACCAGTATATCCTCCTCCACCTTGTTTATCTATATAAACTTTTTTGATTTGGTTATTATTGACATCTGAATCTCCATTTTCACGAACAGCTTGTATCTGAGATTCAGTGGTTGTTGTCCAATCATTAGGAACAGCAATAAATTCAGTGGAATCGAACTTAATTATATCGCTTGGAGATACTGTATATAAAAATTTCCATATGTAACCATCACCACTTTCACCTGCTTTTGATGGTTCTAAATCAGTAAATGTTGGTTCATCTTGAGATGCATTTCCTGTTGTATTGATACCAGATGACCCATTATCAATACAAACGTATACGTTGAAATTTTGATTTATAACATAATAATTAGCATCATATAATCTTGCAGATTTAGTTACCGGAGACTGATTGTTTATACTATAATCATGTCTATACATCTCATATCTTGTTCCCTGAGTCCATTCAACCTTTCTTATTAATCTTCTTACATTTTTACCTGTAACTCTTTTTGCAAATAATGTAGTGTCACCAATATGATTATTTGTATTAATATTGTCAACTGGGTTTGGAGGGGCATCATCAAAATCAGATTGCCTACCAAAACCCACCACGGTTGCATTTGGCAACCCTAATGTAACATAAAATGAATTTGTTGGACTAGCTCCTCCGACTCCAGTAACAGTGTCTACAAAGTTACTCGCATTTAATATTCTGAACTGATCCGTAATTACTGCTGGCATTTTATTACTTTTTTTCTATATTTATACGTGAAATCATCAAGTTAGTTTATCTTTGACTGCACCAGTATCACGAATACCATAAATTCTTCTTTCTATGGTTGGGAATGTTGATATTCCTACACCTGTTGAAAGTCCCACTGTGTAACCCGTGACACCTATCGCAACTGGATCTGGTCTACTTATATTACCAGTAACAGTAAATAAACGACCCCAAGAGAAGTTACCCCTGTCACCAGTCGTTCCTACAGAAGTAGTAAGTCCGACATGAGCAGTTCCTGAATGAATATTTACTAGTATTTCAGCAGTTGATGCATTTTTTGTGATCGACTGAATCATATAAATGTTATCAGCAAACTGTGTTCCAACACCAACTATATCATTATTATTACCACTTAAGTTTAATGATGTAACACCATTACCGACAGTGGTATTAAAGATATAAATTGGATATCCGGGTTGAAGTGTGCTGAAGTTTCCTGCAGTTCTTGCTAAACCAATTCTTAGTCCAAGAGTCGAAACTCCTATTACAGCAGTTGATATACCAGTAACTATACCACTAAATCCCTGAATATCTTTGATATTTGTTATCTTTTCTGTAATCGCTTCAGGAGCAGGTGCAAGAACCTGTGGTGGGTTTGTGCTTGTGTAACCAAGACCTATATTGTTCACTGTAACTGTAGTGATAATACCACTCGAAATATTACCTGTGGCAGTTGCAAATGTGGCAATACCTGAAGCAACTGCTGGTGCTGTGGTGGCTGCAACGCCTAAAGGTGCTCCGATCAAGATGCTTGTGGTAGTTCCTACGTACCCACTACCACCATTTACTACTGTGATAGCAGAGATAGTCCCTGAAGCAGATACTGTTGCTGTCAGTGCAGCAGCGACTGGATTTACATCATTTACTATTCTTACACCTATGCTGTTTATAACAAAAGCAGAATTATCTTCTTCATAGTTAAAGAATTTGGCATCATCAACAAATATGCTGTCACTTTCACTTGTTGAAAGATCACCAATTATTCTTGATGTTGGGAAAATTAAAGGTTCTAGAGAATTTCTTGATTTAGATACAACTTCTCCTCTAATAATTTTATCAATCTTTTGTTTTCTCCAACTACTTACTGGTTTAAATGTCAATCCAATACCTGGCCCAGTGTATATTTCAGTTTCAAATGTATCTGATGTTGTAATACCAACTACAGTTCT